TTTAGAAAACGCACAAAAAAACGCAGATAAAATAACAGACGAAATTAACAAGTTAGCTAATGTAACACAAGAGTTATTTCTAGACGTTAGAGAATTAGCAAATAAATTTAATTCTACTAACAAAAAATACAACGCAAGTATTAAAAAAGGTAAAGAAGAATTTAAAAAATTTAATGAAGTTATAAAACGAGTAGAAAAAGCAGCTAAAGACTTAGGTGTACCTTTAAACAATATACCGGAATTTAGAAAAGCTAATACAAGTAACGCAGAACTACGAAGTGCAGCAAACGATACACAAAAATACGGTGAAATAAAAATATAATAAAATGTATAAAGACTACGAAATAAAATTAAACGCTATACTAGACAAGCACAAAGGAGTACAAAAAGTTGAGTTAGGACTAATTGACGATTTAGAAAAAACAATAAAAACAGTTACAAAATTTGGTAAAGAAATTGATACTGATGAAAAAAATTTAAAAGAATTTTTAAAGGGAGTTAAATATTGGACGAATTCTACAAAAACAAATATCGAATTTATAGAAAAAAACATAGGAGAATTAAGAGTAAAAATGAAAAGTGTAGAAACTTCATCAAAAGAACTAGATATAAATGCTAATAATATACCTGCATATAAAGAAGCAGTTGATGTAATTAAATATGGGCAAAAACAAATAAATAAAGGTAAAAAACTACTTAAATAAAATAAGAAAAAAGTAAAAACAAAACAAAACTTAAATTAATATATTATATAGTATAAAACAATAAAAAAATGGATTTAAAAACACAAATTTTAAAAGCTTTAGGTCTTGAAAAAGACGTAGAAGTTAAGTTAGAGTACCAAGCGAAGCTAACAGACGGTACTATTATCGTTTCATCTGCAGACGATTTAGTTGCAGGTGCAGACGTATCTATATTAGCAGAAGACGGTACTACTATGCCGTTACCTGTAGGTAATTACGAAGTAGAAGACGGTACAAGTTTTACCGTTGAAGAAGAAGGGTTAGTTGCAGAAATTGCAGTTGTAGAAGAAGAAGAAGCACGTAAAGAAGAAGAAGACTACAAAGACGAAGAAGAGGTAGAAATGAACGAAGAAATTGTAGAAGAAGTTGTAGAACCTTCAGAAGTAGAAGAAGCAAGACACCCTAAGAAAATTAAAACTACAGAAGAAATTGAGTTTAACAAAGAAGAAGTAATAGAAGAAATTGGAGCAGTAATAAAAGAACTATTAACAGAGGTTAGAAACGACGTTAGTAGGTTATCTGCAGAGTTAGACGAAATGAAAAACACTAACGAAACTTTAGAAATAGAAAAAGAAACGTTAAGTGCACAATTAGAAGCAGTAAGTAAAGAACCAGCTGCAGATCCTGTAACTACAAACAAGTTTGCGACTAACAAAAAAGACGTAACACCTGTAGAATACAGAAAAATGACAAGACAAGA